AAATATTTTTATCTTATATGGTTTCTGTATGTCTTGTTCCCAACTCATTTTCTTCGTGCGATATTTGCGATTTGTTTTTCTGCCTCAGCGATAAAAATATTTTGCATGTTTGATTGTGTTTCTAAAGATGCTTTCATCATAAAATGCGTTCCATTTGGATCAATCTTTTTATCCTTTACATATGAATATAACGGAGTCCTTTTTATGATTGTCTTTTTGCCAATCTTGGTGACGCTATCAATTCGGCTCAGTGTTCGATTGCCTTTTGAATTTTCATTCCCAATTACATATGCGTTATTAGGCTGTAATCTCTTTGCGGCAATTACTGTTTTCATCCATGCTTGACGTTTATTTACGCCTGCCCTTATCCGAACTCGATACACTCTTTTAATGTTCTCTAATCGAAATTTTGAAAACACTAAATTATTTCGATTCTTTCCCTTTCGCGCGCTATCCAATGGCATCAAACTACGCCCCGAAATCATGCCTCCATTCTCCTGCTGCTCCAAATCCTTTATCGCATAATTGTTTCCACCTTTCAATTTTTCAGAAATAAATCCAACTGTGCTTTGCATTGTCTTTATGTCTTTTCCTTTTGCGAAATCTACTTTACTATTCGCTTTAAAGAAGTTTTTTTGCCGCTCCGTGAATGCTTTTTTTGCCGTTACTGGCATTGTTTTTTGCTTCACATTCAATGCCGCTTTACTCAATGTCTCCCTAACTGCATTTGGGAATGCACTCGCTTTCATCTTTTGCAATTTTACTGCAAAATCTTTACTTGCTCGCGAGTCTATTGAGAATAAAACTGCCATTATAACGCCTCAGTGTATCTAATTACAATAAAGCCTCTATTGATTCCAATATCATCATATCCAGTTGAATCGAATATTCCAGATGCTGTTCTACCCATATCTACAGCTGTTGTATTTAATCTTATATAATCAATACTATTCCCGCTAAATTCAGTAGTTGTTGATGAATTATCATTTCTAATAATTGCACTCACTGATTGTATATTTACAAACCCAGGTCCAACATCTAATCCATGTGCTACTAGTTTTGTCGCTGTGGCATCCATATCCCACGCGCCAATCTCAATAATTTTAGTTTTTACGCCACCCATCAATGCCATGAGCGCTTCCATTAGCTGAAAACCGCTATATTCATTATCTGGCAATTCGTTTGGAGTCACGCCCGCGTAATCCATCAATTTGTTGAAAAATTGCGTCATGTCACCAGTTAATTTTTCATCAACTGGCGTTCCTTGGATAGAGATTGTTTTATCTCTCACTCTTCCAAATGGATAGTCGCTGCTTGGTGAATCTGTATTGCTTAAATTCGTTATTGATCTCATGTTTTTTTTATTTTAAATATAATCGATTAATAAATATGCTACGGTTTGAACCTCTTTTAATTTCAAAATTAATTGCCTGAATTCCTCTTTCCGAACCTCTGGAACTTCTGCAAATGTACCAAAAGTTTCGCCACCAATATAAAATGTTGCTCTTAGATTTTCGCCCTCATAAAAATTGGCATCTTTGCTTTGCTCAATAAAATTTACAACTTTGTTATTATAAGTATACCCGCCCAACTCTCTGCCTCCTAATTGAAATGTGCCTAACTGAGTAAATTCAAATAGCGTATTGTAATAACTCAAATCACTGCCTAATTGATTTTCCCCCAATTGCGCCTCTCCCAATTGCCCATAGTCAACATTTACCAATGCCTCTGCGGGATCAATTGTTACCCATGTAACTCCATTCCAGAATCTATTTTCATGCACCCAAACATTAAATCCTGCTGCTTGTAATTGGTGCTCTAAATTCATCCAATTTTCTCTAGGCTTCATGGTACCAGGGTGATTCATTTTTCTTTTGATAGCCAATTTTCTATCCTCTAAATCTACGCCCGTACCGTTTATCATTCCTAATCTTCTTTCCCATTCACTTGCGTTTTCTGCTGTAAAATTAGGATTGTCTGGTAAAATAGAATCCAATACGCCCAATGCTGCATTGTACGCCCCCGCCTCGCTTGCTGCCAATCCTTTATGTAATCGCTCCCACCAACTGCCATTGAAAATTCTAAACGCTCTACCTGTTGGATAGAGCTGTTTAGTTAGTTTCACTATTTTATCAATCAATACATCAGTATCCATTACGCGTAAATTATGCCTCCTAAATAATCCTCTAAATATGGTATTTCACCACCCTCAAATTGATAACTATTTACCGACACGCTATCCACATATAATTCAACTGATGAAAATACGCTTGCAGGAACTGCCGTCTGAATAATAAATATCAATTTGTTTATCGAAATAGTATCGTTTCTATCTGCCAATACATCTCGACTTGCTACAAATGGACGTATTAAAGCCAATGCATCAATCACGGCATTTCTAATTAATGTTTGTTTTGCCGTGGTGATATTTTCGTAATCATTTATTACAACTTCAATTGATAGCGGCGTTACCGGTAAATAATTAATTTGCCATGCTGAAATTGGTCTGCGTCCTCTTTCATATAATGGCTTAGTCACGTCTGGATCTCGTTCTATTACTTCCTCCACATCTAATAATAATTGGGCCGATGGAGTGCCATGGCCGTCTGTTGAATCTGCTACTGTTGCCTCTACATACATATCAATTTGTCCAACTTCCCCATCTTTTGCGTATGGATAAACCGCTTTTTGTCCTTGTGCATCTGCTGCCCAAATTGTATAATCACCACCCGCTCCGCCTTGTGCTTCTAATTGATACGCCAATATTGCCGCTGCTCGATATTCTTCAATGTCCTCTGCTGCCCTTGGTTCTGTCGTTACCGATGCAATTATCGCCCCTGAATTAACGAGAGCGATTGGAGCTGTTGATGTTAACCGATCACCCACAATCAGTGATGCATCCAATCCAGTCTCCAATGCCCTCAGAGTAATTGTTCCTGAGCTTCCTACTAATGTATATTCAGTGTCTAAAATAAATAATTTGCCTGGATGACTACTATCATCATTACTTTTAAATGTCGTTCTTGCTGGAATTACCCCACCACTTGTTCCCGTTACTGTTGCTGTATAAACTCCTGCAGTTGCTGGAAATGGGCCTCTATTTAATTTAACTCTACCAAATCGCTGAAGTGTTCCGCCCATGCTTTCAGGGTCTGCTAAATCAACAAATATATTCTTTTGAACTCCTGACAATGCCAAATAGAATAGCCATAATTTCCCCGCTTGAACTACAGCATATACCCTTAACATTGCCTTGCCAATTACGGGAATATTTGTCTGCATTTGTGCCTCCAAATCTGCTTTTGTGCTAGTATATAATTGTGCGTATGTCATTTTAAAATCCCGTTGTTGATGTTGTCACTGGTTTACGAATATTTATTCCACTTGATGCCGCTGTATCAATTCTATTGTTTGGATCGCGTACTGTTAAATCGATATTTCCGGTAAATGTTCCTTTGGTTTCTGCTTCAGTATTTAATGCCTGTTGCTGTTGAACTGCCGCTTCTAATTCTTGATCTGCTTGCGCTACATTTGCAAATTTATTGGCCATAACTCCTGCACCTATCATTGGAATTGATGCTAAAAATCCTGGGTTTCTCAATTCTTCTTGGGCCCGCATTTTTGCCATGGCTTTTTCTCTCACAATTTCTGCCGCCGCTTCCGCTTCCGCGCGTCTCATAATTGTTCCGATCAATTCCTTTTCCGCTGCATTTATTTTGTCGATTGCTTTTACTTGCAATCCGTATTTGTCAATAATGCCCGGTTGCAATTGCTCCAATTTTGCGAGTGTGTCATTGTAGGCCTTAGAACCTTGCGCTGTTTTTTTCAATGTCGCAAATAATGCCGTTGCCTCCGCTCTTTGTTGGATAGTATTTTCAAGTGTTTTTTCTCTCAATTGATTGGCCGCTTGTTCTTGTGCCGTTCCCTTTGAGAATGCTTTATATAATCCATAGACTGCCGCTGTTAATGCAATCACTCCAAGTATAACGATGCCTACAGGATTGGCTGCCCATGCCGCATTCAATGATGACTGAGCAACTGCCAATGCTGCTGTTCCAAATGTCAATCCCCTGGTCATTGCGATGTACTTAATCATATCGACTAAAAAGAATGCATTTGATAGTGCCGTGCTTATCATAAGTGCTGCATTCACTCCAAGTATTGCCACTTTATATGCAAGAAATCCACCTGCAATTGCTCCAATAGTTCCCAATACTAATCCCATATTATTTGCCAATCCAAAAAATATAGTTTTCATTAATTCTAACATTGGATTCATCTTTTCGCCGCTCACAATTACGTTGACAAATGAATTCTTTAATTCCATGATTGCATTGGACATTGTTCGACTATTAACCGCTGCTTGCTTTTGTGCTTCGTTGGTTTGTCCTATCTTCTTGGCCCAATCTTCGTATAATCCTAACTGCTGAAATATGGTTGTTCCTGCTGCAATATTTTCTCGTCCAAAAAATGCTTCCATTGCAACTGCGTCACCTTGTATTTTTGACAATTCTCTAAGCCGTTCGCCAAATGTTTTTGATTTATCTGAAACTAAATCCAGATTAACTCCGTGCTTTCCTAATTGATCGAGTGCATTTTTAGGCATGCCCTTTATTGCACCCATGAATGTAATGATATTTCTCGATGCACGGCCCAATGTTTCAGCAGGCAATTTTTTTCCAAGTGCTTCAACTAATGCAACTGATTCGCTCAGCGATACATTATTCGCACTAGCCACCGCTCCGAATTCTTGTAAGTGCTCTGCTGCTCTTGCTGTTGAGATGCTTCCTACAATTTCCCCCGCTGTTAATCGATTCACAACATTGGCCGCTTGGTCCGCTGCAAATCCAAATTGATTCATTACAGATGTGAGCGCCTGCAATGATGGTTCCAATTCCATTCTTGATGCCTTAGATAGTGTAATCCCTGCTTGTGTAATTTGTCCAAGTGCTTTTGGATTATCCAAATATTCAGACATAGCACTTCCAACAACCTCGAATGATTTTGCCACATCGATTGCACTTTTTTTGCTTACACTCGCTATGGTTTCAATTTGACTTTGGAATAATTTTGATGACTGCCCCGTGACAGCCTCCAAACTCGCTAATGCTTTCTCATAATCCATGATTGCATTTACGCCAAACATAAACATGGAAGTCACGCCAGTTATTACTGCCGCTTTTGCTGCGAATGAAAATAAATCTTTCTGTAAATCTGAAATGTGTCCGAAAATCCCCTTTGCGTTTTTCTCAAACTTATCCATGTTCGCGCTCATTCTTTGTAATGGCGCGGATAAATTGTCAACCGCCTTGAATACTGTAGGTATTACGAACTTGCTCATTGTGTATAAAAAAACCCGATATTTTTTATCGGGTCTATTTTTTGCTTTTTATTTCCTCTATATAATCCTTACAATCTTGATACCAATAATAAATCCCTAAATCGTCTAAATTGTCAACATATAACTCTCTTATTATTTGTGGGCTCCAATTATACTGCCTTGCTAATGTTTTTATCGCTGATTCTACATGAACAAACTCGACATATATGAATGGTTGCCCTAAAAGAAAAAACTTGTCACCGTGCTTGTCACTGAGTAATCACTCGAATCCATTTTTGCAATTTGCTCAAATAATTTTCCAGTTAATGCACATGCGTAAATCATCAATCTTCCGTCAATATCTCCGCTCTTAATATTGTTTCCTGTCATTCTCTTTTGAATATCGCCAACGGTGATTCTATTCTTAAATGTCAACTCTGTAACTTGTGCTTCCTCTCCAAATGGGCAATCTAATTTCTGTAATAATGTTCCATCTTCTTTCACTATCAATTTGCCTTCCATAACATAGCCTTCCAATTCTTTGATTTGGTCTTTCATTTTACTTTTTTTGCTGTCTGAAGTATTACGCGAATTTAGCCATCGATTTACATCTTGCTCTGCGATTTCTTGGGTGATCTTGTTCATTTTGTGGGTGATTTATGGGTGAATATTTTTATTGCTTTTTGAGCTTTCCGCCTCCAGATACAGTCAATGGAAATGTCGATTGATTTACGTTCAATTCTTTATCTCCTACTGGCTTCCCAGTTCCAACATAAACAGCACCTGAAACGTGTGCGAATGTCCAATCTGCTTGTACTGGACTTGCTGCCATTGCTTCAACTTTCTCCAAATCCAATTTCGTATTCATGTCGTTGGCAATTAACGCACCAACTTTCCATCTTTTACGATTCAATTGGTCAATCATATTGCCACCTCCGTCAACCATATTCTGGTCGTCAGATGAATTGAATCCGCCTAAGTCGAAAGTATTATCTTCCGCTGCTTTGGGATATAATACACCACTTCCGATTGTAGGGTGATTAAATGTTATTTCCGTGATATCGCCGCCGACTGCCATGTTTTTTTTATTTTATTGTTACTTAAATTGATCCGAAATTAAACCCTGCTGCGGCAGTTGTGCTTGCAATTCTCACAACTCCTGTTCTCTTATACTCAAAATACGTCTCAAATCTATCTGGATTTACAGTAGATATTGTTACAGTACATGAATCTGTTGAAAAGTCAGCATCAACTATCAATGCGCGACTTACTAGCGATTGGAAGTATTTTGCCAATACCCCTTTCCACATCTTAGGTTTTACCACTCTATCCGCTGCAACAACATCATCATCATTGGAAATTGAATGCCCTACAACATTGATTTGCTCCAACAAATAATACCCAAATCTGATATTGAAATCCAACATCAAATTGCGCACATATCTGAATTGTGGAGGCAACTCACCCACTGGATGATATGTTGTAACGAAGTCGCACATCTTGTATCGTCCACCACTCAACATTACTGTTGAATTTCCTTTCTTCACATAGATATCGCGATTATTGTAATCCGCCATGGTTCCAATGCTTAATGGCGTTGGCATGTCTGGATATGATTGGTCTCCGATATCCAAATTCGGTGAATCTTGCGCCGTTCTTGCTTGCATTACTGCCACATTTGCTGCTGCTTCAAATGCAAATCCTTTCGATAATGGTGCCGGACAAACTGCAATCGTAACATCGTTAAGTCTTGCGTCTGTGAATGCTGTATCTTCGTCTGCAACCGATCCTGAAAGAACTACCATTGGCTTCATGATAATCCCCGCATATCTGCCTGTTGGATTCGTTGGGTCTGGAATGCCATTCCAAGTTTGGAACTCATTACAAATGCTTGAATTCAATCCATATGAGTTAATTCCTAATGGAATCCAATTGTCTCCAATTTTTGCAAGTGCTGCTGTAACCGCAGGAACTCCCGCGCCCGCTTGCGTTACTGAAATTGCATAAGAAATACCCAAATCATTTCCGTCTGTATCAACTTCAACTTGCAATCCATTTGCCGTAACGCCTCTCCATTTTGTAGTAAGTGCACATACATATGGGTCTGCAACTGCTGTAACTGGACTGCCTAATACTCCTGTAACTGCTGCTTCAATTTTATCTGCGATGTCTGCTGTGCTATCTCCCTCATTGATTGTGATTGCATAACTTTGTCCGTCCAACGACTCTCGTCCTGCGATTTTTACATAGTGCGTTCCTGCTCCTGTTGCTGTTCCCGTTGCTGCGATTTCGACAATCTTTGCTGTTGCTCCTGCCGCTTCTTCTTGAGGATTGATAAATACTGGAATTCCGCCAACGCCAACTCCGCCATTTGGTCTAAGGATTCTGCAAATCAAATAAATTGGACTACCATATCCATACTTATCGCCGATTTTTTGCAAGGTGGTCATCTCGTAACGGTCAGTATCAAAATCAATGCTAGATTGATTTGCATGATTCGCTTCCGCAAATACCTCAATTGCTTGTGGCAAGTTTGGTGTACTCTCAGAAAAATTGGCTTTTACAATTTTGTAACCGACAACTGCCGATACTCTTTCCGTTCCTACTGCGTTTGATGACATGTCTAAATTTTTGTTCAAAACTATACATGATTTTTGCGCTATCTCAATTTCTATACAAAATTTGTAGAAAATTATTTAGGAATTATTGTCTCCGCAAATGTTGCCCAATCCATCAACGGATTTATTGGAACTTTATTTGCCTTGCAAATTATATAGACTAATATATCTTTCAATACCATATTATAAAGATGCACATCAAAAAAGTGATTTTGCGATACGCTTGTTTTTTTCTCCCATCGCATGCCAACGTAATTTCCTGAGCTATCTATTTTCTCGATTCGGTGCTCCGCCTCAAAGTGCTCAAAGTAATTTCTAAAAGAATATTTGCCGTCTGAAACTTGTGGGAAATTCATAAATCCTGCAGGCTGCGATTCGTCATTTCCTTGGTCCCATGTCAATTTCATTCTTGCCGCCAATAAGTCTTTCAAGTAATTCACCTCTGTCAAATACATATTTGACCTTTCCTTTGCCGGATGAAAAGTTGGTGTGTCTTTGCCTATTTTTGAATAAACATTCACATCTTTTCCTTTTAATTTTACAACAATCTTATTCTTTGGAAGGCTATCAACTCCCTCATATGCGAGTCCATTATATGTAAATGAACAGTCTACGCCCGCGATTGCGATACCCATTATCCTGCCATTGTCAAATGTCCATGTCCTATCTAGTAACTTTTCGAGCTCGCGCCATACACTTCTTTCGCCCGTTGATCGATATGTCCATGGCTCTCTGTCCTGCTTGTGTTTTATCATGTTTTCGCGCGGCACAAATGTTCCAATGCTTCCCTGGTCAATAGAATAACTCGTTCCATTTTGACTCCATGCGCAAACCTCCCAATCTAATCTTGCATCATCTTCTTTTCCATTTAAATCGCATGATAAAGTTAATATGGCAATCTTTCCGTTTCCATCTTTTATAGATAAAGTTTCGGGGACCGTTCCTATTGAATACTCCCTCACATTTGCTTGAATGGTTTTTGATGAAAGTGCGTCCGATTTGTCCTCGTAACACTCGCCTAATACCACGTTTATAAATGTCTTATATAGATGCTCTTTGCGCGCCTCACCGATTGGGTGTATGTCAATCCAATCTTGGACGTAATGCTCCCAATCAAACATGCCATGTGGTGCATATAAACTACTTATATGATAGGAATAAAAGCCAACTTTTGACGGTTCTGCCGTTGGTCTCCATTCTCCCATGTTCAATAATTCTTGTTTTCTCTCGTCATTAAAAAATCCGCCGCACTCCTGGCATATATAACCCACTGATCCAAGGATCAATTTATTTTTGTCATCAACTTTCCATGTGATGCCGCCCTTGATATCTCCGTTTATCTTTTCCCATTCGATTGTTATAAATTCACCACAACACGGACACGGGATAAAATACTTTCGTTGGTCTCCCATTAAATATGCTTCCTCAATATTAGAGTCTCTTAATAATTCGGGTGTTGACACATAGGCTATCTTGTGCCGTCCATGATATGCCGCGAATCTTTGGTCTAATAATTTACGCGTACTTCCAGATTCTTTACTTTTGCCCTTAAACGCTTCGTAATCGTCAAAAATTCCATATTTTAGTGAAACATCGCGTATGTCTTTGTGATTATTTGCGCTTCCTATGTGAATATAGCCTCCAGTGAACTCTTTTTTGTAGTTTGTATCACCCGTTTTATTGTTTTTTTTGCGTAAAACTTGTGGTTTTATGTACTCTCGGAGGCCTGCGTTGTTGATTCCGATGTCTAGTTTTTCCGTTGCTTTTTCGATTAGGTCCGGTGATCCAACTAAAAAATAAGAATTTGACGGGTCATTCTTAATCATCCAAAGTTGAATTGGTATTAATACGCCCGAACTTGCTCCAATCTGAGCGCCTTTTTTGATCGCAATCCAATTCATTGGATCATCTTGACTGAATCTATCTATTACTTCCCTCCAATATGGAGTCAATGAATACTTATAAGGACCAGGAAATGGATTACCCATGATGACATTTTGCTCTACCCATTCGCTTGGGCATATTGTGCTTATTTCATAATGGGCCGCGTCAATGATTTGGTCAATGACGTGAGAATAATCTCTGGTGATTGTCGTTGACATGCTATCCTTGGACACTCATTTTAACAATCTTATATTTCCAAATTAATACCCAAAATAGATAATATCTAACTATTTTATATTTAGCATTCATCTTTGAATCGCGATAATCTGTAATTACTTTTTTGAACATATTTATAATTTAATTGTTTAAAAATATTTTTCCTTTGAATGTTGGTTTGCCGCTACCCTTGCATAATGGGCATTTTATTTTTATTGGTTTACCTATCCCTGTTTTGTGAAAATAATCTCCCGAACCCATACAACCTGTACAAAATAATGCACCTTGTACGTCTTTCTTTTTGCCTGCCTTTTTTAATGGATCGAATTTCATAATTCAATTTTTAATCGTGCTCTCCAACTCCCCTCGTTTCTGAATAATTTTCCGATATCACTTTCATGTCTTTTTTTGCCGTGCTCAAACTTTTACTCATTGCTGAATTGACTATTTTGGAAAGCGAACCGCGAATCTCAGCCACTTCTTTATGATTATAAGATTTGGTTTTTACCAACATCCGAATAATTTCGTCCGCTCCATTCTTGAATTCGTTTATAAATGATTTACTCAGTGTCGCGACAATTGTCTTTACCATTTCTATAGGCATGGCCGAACCCATCATCTTTTCCTCTTTTAAAAGTGACAACCTCAACTCGACTTTTTGCTTTTCAATCTCGGACCGCTTTTTCTCTTTCTCCAATCCCAACAATTCCATCTTATTCAAATCAATATCGATTTCGCCCTCCTCCGCTTTTCTTTCCCGTGTCTTTTTTGGTTTTTCCTCTGGCTTATCCTTATTATTTTTCGCAATGAATAAGCTATTGAGCTCATTTTTAGTGTTGAAAAACCCATTTTTATCTACAACGACTTTATTTCGCTTGATATAAACCGCCAATTTATTGGTCGGCATGCCACATAATGCGGCAAAATCTTTTTTGCTTAAATTGCTCATAGGCTGTTAGTGGGTGCTTGTTGCCAGTTCTTGTTGCAAACTTACTTAATTTGTTGCCAAATGTTGCAACAATCTTGCAACAAAATGCGAAATATCGCACTACATGTGCCTTTCCGCGGCTTCGCATCTTT